GAGGCTCTTCATAAAGAACATAGCGACAAGGGTTACGAAGTGACAAATCCAAATGGACTTCCAGGAACACAACCAAACTATTACTTTGTCAAAGATCCAGATGGATACAAGGTAGAAGTGATTCGTGAAAAATAATAAAAACTCCTCATTTATCAAATTGAGCTAGACAATTTCACCTGACTCAGAAAAACTTGATAGGGAGTAGTGTAGGTCATTTATGTTAGTTCTTTTCAGATAAATGTTAGCGTTTATCTGAGACTAATATAGATGGCTTTTTCTATCTAGCTTAATGTAACAAATTGGGATATAATAAAAATAATTAAACAAATTAGTGGGAGAAAAAAATGTCAGACCAAAATCCAAATGTAGAGCTAAACAAAGAAGAAGATAAACTAATTGTAGAGGATAATTTAGTTGAAGATATGAAGAATGGTCCAAAAGCAGTCAAGAAAGCTTCGACTCTTCTATCTTTCTCATTTTATTTGGCACTTGCCTATATACTTCTATTTATAACTCTTGCTTTATTTACTGCTCCATGGGGAATTGTATTCTTGATTTTTCTAGGTCCTAATTTAATTGCTTACGTTATAGCAACTGTCTTAACACAGATAGGAATTAAGAAAGTAAATAAAACTGTCTTGTATACAAGTGCAGGATTTTATTTACTTTCCGGACTTTTAGCATTCGACCCGGATTGGGAGATTTTTAGGGTCTTTCCTTATCTCTCACTAGTTCTAGTTCTAATCGGAATATTTTTAACGAAGGATACAAGTAACTAAATTAACAAAGCTAGGCGCAATTCTTCTTCGAATTTATTTCATCTCATAAAACCATAGCCTTTAAGGCTGTGGTTTTTTAGTTTCATGATTAGAAAGAAATTGTGCTTCTATTTTTTAAAATGGTATAATAGAAAAAGAAAAAGGGAGGTGAGAAAGAATGATTGCCCAACTGGATACGAAAACTGTCTATAGTTTCATGGAGAGTATGGTTTCAATCAAGAGATATGTCAGCCTTGGGAAGGAATATGGCTATTCATCACTTGGAATCATGGATGAAGATAATCTCTATGGAGCCTATTATTTTATCAAAGAATGCCAAAAACAAGGGATACAGCCTTTATTAGGTCTTGAGATGACTGTTCATCATAAAGATGAATGGATCAATCTACGTTTTCTAGCCCTGTCAAACCGAGGTTATCAAAACCTGATGAAGCTGTCGTCTTTAAAGATGACAGGTAAAAAAGAATGGACTGATTTCTCTTCCTACCTTGAAGATATTTGTGTCATTGTTCCTTACTATCCTGAAATTGATTCCTTGGACTTAGGGCATGACTACTATATAGGAGTGTATCCAGATACACCTCAATCGAATTTTTCTCACCCCATTCTCCCTCTTTATCGTGTTAACTCTTTCGAGTCTGAGGACTTAGAAGCTCTACAGATGCTTAAAGCGATTAAAGAGAACGTGACCTTGCGAGAGGTAGATGTTCAATCTCAACAGGGCTTGTTTTTACCTGCTGATCGTCTAGAACAGACTTTTTTAGAGAAGTTTCCACAAGCAGTCGAAAATCTTGCAAGATTGATCAAGGATACCTCCTACGAGATTGATAGTAGTCTCAAGCTTCCACGTTTCAATCCAGAGAGACCTGCAGTTGAAGAACTTCGGGAGAGAGCTATCAAGGGCTTGGAGCAAAAAGGCTTGCTAGATTCAGTCTATCAGGAACGTTTAGAAGAAGAACTGTCTGTGATTCATGATATGGGATTCGATGACTATTTCTTGGTTGTCTGGGATCTTTTACGTTTTGGTCGTTCCCAAGGTTATTATATGGGAATGGGGCGCGGATCCGCAGTTGGAAGTTTAGTGGCCTACGCTTTAGATATTACTGGAATTGATCCTGTAGCTAAAAATCTTATCTTTGAGCGTTTCTTAAATCGTGAACGCTACACCATGCCAGATATTGATATTGATATTCCAGATATCTATCGCCCTGAGTTTATTCGTTATGTTCGTGACCGTTATGGTAGTATCCATGCTGCGCAGATTGTCACTTACTCGACCTTTGGAGCCAAGCAAGCCATCCGAGATATCTTCAAACGTTATGGTGTCCCTGAATATGAATTGACGACTATTACAAAAAAAATTGGTTCTAAAGATACTCTAACGACAGCATATGAAGGCAATCTAGGTTTTAGACAACTCATTCAGAGTAAGATTGAGTACCAAAAGGCTTTTGAAATTGCCAAAAAGATTGAAGGTTATCCACGACAGACTTCCATCCATGCAGCTGGTGTCGTTATTAGTGATAAAAATCTAACAGATTATATCCCTCTCAAGTATGGAGAGGATATGCTGATTACCCAATATGATGCGCATGGAGTTGAAGGAAATGGCCTGCTCAAGATGGATTTCTTGGGCCTACGAAACTTAACCTTCGCTCAAAAAATGCAGGAGCTCTTATATGAAACTCAAGGTATTTCACTAAGAATTGAGGATATTGATCTTGAAGATAAGGCAACCTTAGCCCTCTTTGCTGCAGGTAAGACCAAGGGAATCTTTCAGTTTGAACAACCAGGAGCCATACGCTTATTGAAACGCGTGAAACCACAAAATTTTGAAGAAGTAGTGGCGACGACTTCCTTGAACCGACCAGGTGCGAGCGACTATATCGATAACTTTGTTGCCAGAAAACATGGTAAAGAAAAGGTTACGGTTCTGGACCCTGTGCTAGAAGATATCCTAGCTCCAACATATGGCATCATGCTTTATCAAGAGCAGGTGATGCAAGTAGCTCAACGCTATGCTGGTTTTAGCCTCGGGAAAGCCGATATGTTACGTCGTGCTATGGGGAAAAAGAATGCGGCTGAGATGCATCGGATGGAGGAGAGTTTTATCCAAGGGGCTCTCGAAAAAGGGCATGGACAAAAACAGGCTCAAGAAGTTTTTGCTGTAATGGAAAAATTTGCCGGTTATGGTTTTAACCGTTCGCATGCATATGCTTATGCTGCCTTAGCTTTTCAGCTTGCCTACTTTAAAACACATTTTCCAGCAATCTTCTATCAGGTCATGCTCAATTATGCTAGCGGAGATTATATTCTAGATGCGCTTGAAATGGGGTTTGAATTAGCTCCGCTTTCTATCAATACGGTTCCATATCAAGATAAACTAGCAGATAAGACAATCCATCTAGGACTCAAGACTATCAAGGGAATGCCCCGTGATTTTGCCTACTGGATTATCGAGCATCGTCCATTTAGCAGTGTTGAAGATTTTATCACACGACTACCCAAAAATTATCAAAAGATTAGCCTCTTAACCCCTTTAGTGGAAGTAGGTCTTTTTGATGGATTTGATAAAAATCGTCAAAAAATCTTAACCAATCTACCAACTCTATTTATCTTTGTAGAAGAATTAGGTAGCCTCTTTGCAGATTCTAGCTATAGTTGGACAGATACAGAGGACTTTTCAAATATTGAAAAATTCCAAAAAGAGCAGGATTGGTTAGGTGTTGGAATCAGCCAACACCCATTGCTGGTTTTAGCGAAGAATCCTTTGTATCCAATTGTGAGTTTATCTGAGCTTTCCGAGGGACAGACAGCTACAGTACTCGTTGAGATTCAGTCTATCCGAGTGATTCGAACTAAAAAAGGTGAAAACATGGCCTTTTTGAAAGTTACCGATAGTAAAACAAGTCTGGAGGTCACTGTTTTTTCTGAACAGTACCGCCAATTTAAAAATCTTTTGAACGAAGGAAGTTTCTATTACCTAAATGGGAAAGTTCAGGCTAGGGACGGACGACTTCAATTAGTTTTAAATAATTTAAAAGAGGCAGTGAGTGAGCGTTTTTGGATTCAAGTTCCCAATCATGACCACGATTCTGAAATTTATCATATTTTAGATCAGTACAAGGGACAAATTCCTGTTGTCATTCGTTATGAAAATGAACAAAAAAATATTCTTTTGCCTGGTTATTTAGTTGCAAAAGACGCTGGCTTACAAGAATCTTTAAAACAGATTGTCATGAAAACGATTTATCGTTAAAAATCAATGAAAATAAAAGAATTTTAACTTTAAATATGGTATAATCAGTTAGAATGTTAAAAGAAAAAGGAGCAAAACCAAATGAAACGTATTGCTGTTTTGACTAGTGGTGGGGACGCCCCTGGTATGAATGCTGCCATTCGTGCAGTTGTTCGTCAAGCAATCTCAGAAGGAATGGAAGTTTTTGGTATCTATGATGGATACGCTGGTATGGTTGCTGGTGAAATTTATCCACTTGATGCTGCTTCAGTAGGAGACATCATTTCACGTGGTGGTACTTTCCTTCACTCAGCTCGTTACCCTGAGTTTGCAAAACTCGAAGGTCAACTTAAAGGGATTGAGCAATTGAAAAAACACGGCATCGAAGGTGTCGTGGTTATCGGTGGTGACGGTTCTTATCATGGAGCTATGCGCCTGACTGAGCATGGATTCCCTGCTATTGGACTTCCTGGAACAATCGATAACGATATCGTAGGTACTGACTTTACAATCGGATTTGACACTGCAGTAACAACTGCAATGGATGCAATCGATAAGATTCGTGATACATCATCAAGTCACCGTCGTACTTTCGTTGTTGAAGTAATGGGACGTAACGCAGGTGATATCGCTCTTTGGGCAGGTATTGCAACAGGTGCTGACGAAATCATCATCCCTGAAGAAGGCTTCAAATTTGAAGATATCGTAGCAAGTATCAAAGTTGGATATGAACACGGTAAAAAACACAACATTATCGTTTTAGCAGAAGGAGTCATGTCAGCAGCTGAATTTGGTCAAAAACTAAAAGAAGCTGGTGATACAAGTGACCTTCGTGTCACAGAACTTGGTCACATCCAACGTGGCGGTTCACCAACTGCGCGTGACCGTGTTCTTGCTTCACGTTTGGGAGCTCATGCTGTTAAGCTTCTAAAACAAGGAATCGGTGGAGTAGCTGTTGGTATCCGTAATGAGAAGATGGTCGAAAATCCAATTCTTGGAACAGCAGAAGAGGGAGCTTTGTTCAGTTTGACATCTGAAGGTAAGATTGTTGTCAATAACCCACATAAAGCAGATGTTGAATTATCTTACTTGAACAAGAGCTTGTCTTAATCCTACAAATAATTAAAAGAAAAAAACAACAAAGTTGTACTATATAAAGGAGTCTTATAAATATGAACAAACGTGTTAAAATCGTTGCTACATTAGGTCCTGCGGTAGAAATCCGTGGTGGGAAAAAATTCGGTGATGATGGATACTGGGGTGAAAAATTAGATGTTGAAGCATCAGCACAAAACATTGCTAAATTGATCCAAGCTGGTGCAAATACATTCCGTTTCAACTTCTCACACGGTGACCACCAAGAGCAAGGTGAGCGTATGGCTACTGTTAAACGTGCAGAAGAAATTGCTGGTCAAAAAGTTGGTTTCCTTCTTGACACAAAAGGACCTGAAATCCGTACTGAATTGTTCGAAGGTGATGCTAAAGAGTATTCATATGTAACTGGTGAAATAATCCGTGTTGCTACAAAACAAGGTATCAAATCAACTCGTGAAGTCATTGCTTTGAACGTAGCTGGTGGTCTTGATATCTATGATGACGTTGAAGTAGGTCGTCAAGTATTGGTAGACGATGGTAAATTGGGTCTTCGCGTTGTAGAAAAAGATGCAACTAACCGTGAATTCGTAGTTGAAGTTGAAAATGATGGTATCATCGCTAAACAAAAAGGTGTAAACATCCCTAACACTAAAATTCCTTTCCCAGCACTTGCTGATCGTGATAACGCTGATATCCGTTTTGGTCTTGAGCAAGGAATCAACTTCATCGCGATTTCATTTGTACGTACTGCAAAAGATGTCAACGAAGTCCGTGCAATTTGTGAAGAGACTGGAAACGGTCACGTTCAATTGTTCGCTAAAATCGAAAACCAACAAGGTATCGACAACTTGGATGAAATCATTGAAGCTGCAGATGGTATCATGATTGCTCGTGGTGACATGGGTATCGAAGTACCATTTGAAATGGTTCCAGTTTACCAAAAAATCATTATCACGAAAGTGAACGCAGCTGGTAAAGTTGTTATCACTGCAACAAACATGCTTGAAACAATGACTGAAAAACCTCGTGCAACTCGTTCAGAAGTATCAGACGTATTTAACGCTGTTATCGATGGAACAGACGCAACAATGCTTTCAGGTGAATCTGCAAACGGTAAATACCCACTTGAATCAGTTACAACAATGGCTACTATTGACAAGAATGCTCAAACACTTCTTAACGAATATGGTCGTTTGAATTCAGATTTGTTTGAACGTCACTCTAAGACTGAAGTTATGGCTTCTGCAGTTAAAGATGCAACAAGTTCAATGAACATTAAATTGATTGTAACCATTACTAAGACAGGTCACACAGCTCGTTTGATTTCTAAATATCGTCCTGATGCTGATATCTTAGCTATCACATTTGACGAATTGACACAACGTGGATTGATGTTGAACTGGGGTGTTATTCCTGTAACTACTGACCGTCCATCAAACACTGACGACATGTTTGATCTTGCTGAGAAAATTGCTGTTGAACAAGGTTTGGTTCAATCTGGTGATGATATGATTATCGTTGCAGGTGTGCCTCTTGGTGAAGCTGTTCGTACAAATACAATGCGTATCCGTACAGTACGTTAATCTAAAAGTAAAAGAACCTATCATATCAGGCTTTACAGCTTGTGTGATAGGTCTTTTTTTTATCAAGGGGCAAATAAGGGGCAAAACTTTTTATTTCCTATTTGATGATATAGAATCTAAAACATCTAAAACTGCATGTTCCATATTCTTTGTGACATGTGTGTAGATTTGATTAGTTGTCTTTGCATCCTTATGTCCTACCCTTGACATGATTGCTTTTAGAGGGATGTTGTTTTCTGCTAGATTGCTAACCAGCGTGTGTCTAAAAATATGGGAGCTGAGATGTTTTTTTATTGGCTCATCCAATTTTTTATTTGCTTTTTGTAAAGTGATGTTAAAAGAGTTTCTTTGAATCGGATGGCCTTTATTATTTAAAAAGATGTAGTCTGTTTCAGGCCAATTTTCTTTTACCGAAGATTCTAGATCATTCAACACGATTAACTCATCTATGATCTCAATTTCCCGATTTGTTAGTTGTGTTGTTCTATGTCCTGAGATTGTTTTTGTAAATTCTTTTTGAGCATTCTTGTCTATACTATCTAACGTGCCGTGAATATCAAGTAATCTTTCATCTTTGTGATAGTTGCTTATCTGGATAGCTACGGCTTCACCAATGCGACAACCATTCAATGACATAAACTCTGCTAACAAACCTGCCCTATATGTTCGTTTGAGTCTGTAGAGTTCTTTAAGTAAACTGTTCAACTCTTCTTGCTCTAAGAATTTTTGTTTAACAGCAACAACATTTTCTAAACTGGCAATATTTTTAGGCAATCTGGTAGACCTAGCAGGATTATCTTTAACCATCCCTATTTCTTGAGCGTAGTCAAAAACTGCATTGAGGATATCTTTGAAGTGCTTTAACTGTGCTTTTGTAAGGTTGCTATCCATGATATACTTTTTAATGTAAGCAGTATCGATGTTTCGAATAGGTGTATCTATACCAAAATCATTCTTAATACGATTAAGAGGAGCGGTACGAGCAGTAACTGTTGTTTTCTTAACAGTTGTTTTATAGTATTCCCACCACTCATTCAAAACATCGTTGAACAATCGATCAGAAGAATTTATACGTTGTACGTTATTCGTAACTTTCTGTTCTAAAAGCTTCTGAGCTTCCTTTTTCGCTCTGGCCGATCCAGAATCTAGAGTAACAGAAACCCTTTTCCATTTTTCAGTGTACGGGTCTTTATATCTCTCAAAAAATTTAAATTTTCCGTTGGAAAGTTCTTCTATCCACATTTGCTTTTCACCTCATTTCTTGGTAAAATGGGTATAAGAAAACGACCTTTTGAATGGTTGTTTCTTATACAGGATATCCTCACATTTTAGCTTGCAGGCGAGTGTGGGGATTTTTTTATTTAATAGATAATATTGTCGAAATGATATTGTATATGAACACCATCATGACTATGAATACGATAATTGAAACACAACCACAACCAAATAGACAACCTTCATCTGGTCCGAGACCAAAAGTTACTTTGTTATAAAGATTGTTGTAGGCTGCACGTTTTGGGTCTTTAACCCAACCAATACCTTTTTGTCCATAAAGTGGTGATGTACTTTTTTTTATTTTTCGGTTTATAGCACCAGTTGTGCGTGCCGATATTCTCTTTTTTATATTTGGTGTTCGAGGCCCTATTTTCATATTTATTCTCTTTTGATCCTTTTGTAATTTAAGCAATTTCTTGCAATTCTCTTTGAAATTGTTGCAAAGTCAAAATAGCCCAGTCTTCGTCATTTTTGTACCCTTGGACTATGCTAAGGGCATAATACTCTTGACAACTACAATTATACATCAGAAAATTCATCAAACGATTATGCAATGCAGGTTTTGACATTTGACTGAATTCAATAAGTTGTTTGAATGTCAACCCAGATTTTATATGTTCGAGCAGTTTATAATCATTAAGAAACAAAATTGATGCAATGGTATTTGCTTCGTCTTCCAATGGAACAATCTCAGTTGGATAGGAATCGCTATAGTTTGACGATGTCTTAGATACTAGAACTTTGTCATAAACAGAACTCATTAGATGACAGTATATATGGGCTAATTCGTGAAGTATTGTAAATATAACCCTTCCCTTAATCACATCTTGATTGATATAAACAACAAAGCGATTTTTTTGAAAATCAGGAATTGTCATCCCAGAACAAACATTACAAAAACTGAAATCAACCAACAGGAGAGAATTATTTGAAGTTAAATTATATTTAAGTTCTTGTTTTTTATTCGGGAACAATTTATACATTAAATCCGCTTCAAAATAGACAAATAAAATATTAAACTTAGTTTCAAAGAATTCAATGACTAGGTCGAAAGTGATTTGAGAAATATGGATATTAAAATGGTCAGATATATCCATAAGGAGTCGATTTGCGTTTTCGTGATATTGTAAGTAAGTTTCTTTTGAGGGTCTTGTAAATTGTTTCAAATAGTCACCTACTTCCAGAAAGAATCGTCTTTGGCAAGAGCACGAGCATTTTTAAACATACTAAAGATTGCTTTGTTAAAACGCTCTTTTTCATCATCGGACATATCCTCAGTTTCTTTTCGAAACATTATTAGAGTTTCAAGTTCTTGAGTGTTCAATAAATCGTCATTTGATGTGTAAGGAATTTTTGTTCTGCCCAATAAATAATCAACTGATACGTTAAAGTAATCAGCAACTTTTTCAATTTTATCGCCACTAGGAGTTGAAGTATCCCACTTCCTGAGACTGCCATTGCTGAAGTCTAAACTCCTTTCCAATTCAGCAAGAGTAACTTTTCTTTCGTTAGCTAACGAACGTATTTTATCTAAAATAGTCATGTGTAAAAACCTCCAAAAATAAGGCTTTACAAAATAATGTAAAATTTTCTATCAAAACTGTTGACAAATAGAAAATTTTCCGTTATACTTATTTTGTAAGCTAGTTGACCAGCTTACATAAATACAAATAAAATAATCCGCCAAGATTTTTGTTATATCTGTTTTTATGATATAGCTGTATTTCTTATACCCTAATAATAGACTATTTTCTATTAAAAGTCAACAAATAACGCTTATTTTCTTATAAAATTTTCTAATGAAAGGAGGTACTATAAGTGATCTATAACAAGATAAAAGAAATCGCTTCAAGTAAGGGAATTTCGATTTATAAAATCGAGAAAGACCTCGACTTAGGCAATGGAGCAATCAGTAAATGGAACACTAGTTCACCATCGGCGATTACTCTAAAATCAATTGCAAATTATTTAAACGTTCGTCTTGAACAATTATTGGAGGAATAACATGGAATTACAAATAATCACTGAGCAGGAAGTTCTCGGAAAACACTTCACAGTATACGGTACAACAGATGAACCACTTTTTCTCGCAAAAGATGTGGCAGAGTGGATTGAACATAGTAAGCCATCAATCATGATTGACACAGTCGATGAAGACGAAAAGCTGAGGGAAACAATCTTTACCTCAGGTCAAAATAGAGAAGTATGGTTTTTAACAGAGAACGGTCTCTATGAAGTTCTTATGCAATCTCGTAAGCCACTAGCTAAAGAATTCAAAAAGAAAGTCAAAGAAATCTTGAAATCAATTCGTAAGCATGGATTGTATGCTATTGATGATCTCCTTAATAACCCAGACATGGCAATCGCAGCGCTCCAAAAATTAAAAGAAGAACGTAGATTACGATTGCAAGCCCAGGAAGAAATTGCTCAAAAAAACCAAATCATTCAAGAACTATAACCTAAAGCATCTTATTATGATTTGGTATTGCAAAACAAATCACTAGTGGCAATTTCTGTAATTGCAAAAGATTATGGAATGAGCGCAAAAAAATTGAATAAAATTCTCCACGAGTTGAAAATTCAATTCAAACAAGGGAATACTTGGCTCTTGTATCAAAAATACGCAGGTAAAGGTTATACTCAATCAAAAACTCACACAATTGATGCAGATTATAGCAAGATGCATACATACTGGACTCAAAAAGGACGTTTGTTCCTTTATGATTTACTCAAAAATAAAAAAGGAATTTTGCCACTGATTGAGCAAAAAGATGTGGCTTAATTCAAAAAAAGCACCTAACAAGAAGTCAGGCGCTTACCAAAATAACTAACTGAATTATATCACAAAAAGAAAGGAAAATCCATGCCAAAAGTAGAAATTACTTACAAACCTGTGGATGTCAATGAAAAAGCGACTCATGGCGACTACAAACACCTTTGCCAAATGTGGGAAGGTCTGACAGTTGGAACTGCTAAAATTTGGGCTACTGAGATGAGAGAGCATCCAGATTTTAAACAGTTCATTGATAATCCAACACATAAAATTGTATTCATCAATTACGAAGGCTTTCGCCTTTTCGTGAAGTGGAAAAGTAGAAATCGATATCGTGCTAAAAAGGAAACACTAGCAGAGATGCTGGAAAACTTAAAAAAAGAAAAAACAATTGGGAGTTTAACATGAAATTACTAGACAAACTTATAAAATGGTTTTTTAACAATGAACCAAAAGAAAAAAATATTGATTGGAAAGAAACTGCACTTATTTTTTCAGAAGAAAATATACATTTAAGAAAACAACTTAAATACTGGATACAAGCATACTCAGACCAAAAGAAAATAAATAAAATCAAAGAGGACGAAGAGAAATGACAGAACCAAATATCGCAGAACAATTACTCGGAGTCGCAATTATATTCATCCTCTTATTCACAATGATGGTACTAACTTCTAAAGAAGAAAAGAAAGTCGAGGAAGTAGAGGAACAAGAAGATTTCTACACTATCGCACGCACAAACATTCGTAACTGTGACCGTCAATTCACTTACGACACACAAAAACCAGAAGGGCTAAGACCTGAACTACTTGCCCTACCATATCCAAAGGGGTGATTACATGAACCTATATATCTGGAAGTGTGGATGTCGTGATTGTGGAAACACATTCGAGTATGTCGATAGTTACCCAATTATTGAATGTCCAAAGTGTGGGAGCGAGGATTTGGTTAATGAATTTGAAGGAAGGGAGTATGACTAAATGAAAACACTCTATGAACTAACAGGTATTTTTAAGCGAATCAATGATATTGAGGGATTAGATGAAGAAGCGAAACTTGATACTTTAGAATCACTTGATTGGACTGATCAATTTGAAGAAAAAGTTGAAAACACAGTTAAGGTTATCAAAAATAAAGAAGCTGATAAGAAAGCTCTTAAAGATGAAATTGACCGACTGACAGCAAGGTATAAATCAATTGATAATGACATAACCTGGCTTAAAACTTGTTTACAAAAAGCTTTTGAAATTACTGGATATGAAAAAGTTAAGGGATTGCTCTTCACAGTATTTTTAGCGAAAAATCAACCTTCAGTAGTTGTAGATGAAGAGCAATTACCTAAGAAATACTTTGTTCAAAAATTAACACCAGATAAAGCAACAATCAAGGAATTGCTAAAATCTGGAAAAACAATCAAAGGTGCTAGCCTTCAAGAAAGTAGAAGTTTGAGGATTAAATAGTGTTATGAAAATTCTAGCAATTGACCCATCGTCAAATAAAATTGAAACTTCAACAACAGGGATTGTCTTGCTTGATAATGCTAGGTTGGTTGGTAGCTGGGTAGTGGAATATGGTATGAAGGGATTTGCTAAGTGGTTTCATAGCATTGGAACAACACTTGAATTTGATGTAGTGGTTGTCG